CGAGATGCTCAGGAGTCTCGTGGGCTCGGAGATGTGTATAAGAGACAGTCGTTGCCCAGGCCAGATCGGCGTGGCTGGCTTCTTCGCTGCGGCTGGCTTCATAGGTCGGGCGGTTGCCGCTGGCGGTGGTGGCGCGACGGATTGCCATGAATGACTGCGCAATGTCGATGTGCCCGGCGTCAAACTCCAGACGGCGGTGGCTGATAATGTCGTAGGCCTTGAGTACCAGGGCGTTTTTAACATTGGGGTTGTAGACAAACTCCCGGACGGCAGGAAAGAATGCTTTCACGTTCTCATAAACCCCGTGACCAACGCCGGTTGAGTCGATACCGATATAGGTCACGTTGTACTGTTCGGTGAGTTTTTTGATGGCGTCAGCCTGGGCGCGGAAGTCCATCCCGCGCCACTGGTGACGCTCAAGAATGCGGAACTTACCACCCGGCACGGCTGGCGGAGCCACCACCACGCATCCGGCACTGTCGCCGTTCTGCGTACCTTTTGCCGGGTCATAACCGATCCACACTTCGCGCCAGCCAAACGGGCGCAGGGCCAGTGCATGAAAGTCGGTCCAGACTTCCCAGCTGTCCACCATGCACGCCTGCAGTTCGCTGAGCGGGAACACGGACGCGAGATCGTCCACGAACTCGCACATCAGCAGGTTCTGGTATTCGTCCGGGCTGTACTCCATGCGTAGCTGGTCGAGGTCGAACAGGTTACAGCCGCCGCGCACCGCATCTTCCACGGTGACTATCTGGCGGTATTGCCCGTCTGCGCACAGCAGGCCGGGGGCCAGATTGCTGTGGGACAGGTCGATGTCCACCTTGTCAGCTTTGTTGCGTCCACGGTTGAACAGCGCACCGGACCAGAACGGATAAGCACTGTGGGTCAGGCTGGATGGCGTGGAAAAATAGGTTTGTCGCCATTTTTTGTGAATAGCCATCCCGGAAGCCACTTTGCGCAGCTCCTGGAATTTCGGTATCCAGAAATATTCATCCAGATACAGGTTGCCGTGATAACTCTGGGCCGTGCGGGCATTGGTGCCGAGGAAGTAAAGCGTGGCTCCGTTAGGAAGCACCATCGGATCGCCTTTTAGCTCCACCTCGACTTCTTTGGCGAAGTCGATGATGTATTGTTTAAAGACGTGGGCCTGAGCCTTACTGGCAGAAAGGAAAATCTGGTTACGTCCGGTAAGCAGGGCGTCAATCAGGGCTTCACGGGCAAAATAGAAGGTCGCGCCGATCTGGCGTGACTTCAGCAGGTTGCGGATGCGGTTGGTTTTTCCGGCTTCCCACCAGTGGCGCTGGTAGTTGAACATGGAGGAATGGAAGATTTCTTCCAGCTTCTCAATCTGTTCATCAGTGAAAACGTTCTTTTCCGGCTGACGACGCGGGCCTTTGTTGCGGTTGGCGACGTTAGGGTTTAAGTCGGCTTCGTTGCCGCCATTGTTAAACTTGCCGATCCGCGCGTGGCGCTCAGACTGGCGCGCCAGCAGGTCAATCTCTTTGAAATCTTTCCCTTCTTTGTGCTCCTTCATGATGAGCTGGCAGTAGCGTGCGGCGGTGGTGAGCTGCATCTGATCCAGCGGCCCATAGTCACCCCACTTGTCGCGTTTTTTCCAGCTGTGAACGGTTGCAACTTTCTCGCCCAGCATTTCAGCAATGCGGGCTACGCGGTATCCCTGAAAGTACAGCAGCATGGCCTGCCGACGGGGATCGAGATCTGCGGGTGTCAGTGTGGTGTTCATGGCACAAACCTACAGCCTTGAATGAAGGCTTTCCCCGCCTGCGGTTTGTGTGGTTGTCGGTACAAATACCGCGCATTGTTTCACTGCCCCCATCACCGCAACCATAAGGCTCCAGTAAGTTTTTTCTAACGGAGCACGGCTCATGACAGTGAAAGCAAAGCGTTTTCGCATCGGGGTGGAAGGTGCCACTACCGACGGACGTGAAATCCAGCGTGAATGGCTGGAACAGATGGCAGCCAGCTACAACCCGGCGGTGTATACCGCGCTGATTAACCTTGAGCACATTAAGTCTTATCTGCCGGACAGCACCTTTAACCGCTACGGCAAGGTGACGGCGCTGTTTGCTGAAGAAATCACGGAAGGTCCGCTGGCGGGCAAGATGGCGCTGTATGCCGACGTTGAGCCAACGGAGTCCCTGGTGGAGCTGGTGAAAAAAGGCCAGAAATTATTCACATCTATGGAAGTCAGCCCGAAGTTTGCTGATACGGGCAAAGCCTACCTGGTCGGCCTGGCGGCCACTGATGACCCTGCCAGTCTGGGCACTGAAATGCTGACATTCAGCGCCAGTGCAGCCCATAACCCGCTGGCAAACCGCAAGCAGAATCCCGCCAATCTTTTTACCGCTGCAGAGGAAACGGTGATCGAACTGGAAGAAATCCAGGAGGACAAGCCGTCCCTGTTTGCCCGTGTCACGGCGCTGTTTACCAAAAAAGAGCAGTCCGATGACGCCCGGTTCTCTGATGTGCATAAGGCCGTGGAGCTGGTCGCCACTGAGCAGCAGAACCTGAGCGCACGCACCGAAAAATCCCTGTCTGAGCAGGAAGAACGCCTGTCTGAGCTGGAGACTGCTCTGCAGGAGCAGCAAACCGCCTTTAACGAACTGGTGAATAAGCTGAGTCATGAAGACAGCCGCCAGGACTACCGCCAGCGTGCAACAGGCGGTAACGCCCCCGCTGACACTCTGACCAATTGCTGATGGAGCACAAAACCTGATGAAGAAGAATACCCGCTTTGCTTTTAACGCTTACCTGCAGCAACTGGCACGTCTGAACGGTGTGGCAGTTGAAGAACTGTCCAGCAAGTTCACTGTAGAGCCGTCTGTGCAGCAGACGCTGGAAGACCAGATCCAGCAGTCCGCCGCTTTCCTGACGCTGATTAACGTCACGCCAGTGACTGAGCAGTCCGGTCAGCTGCTGGGGCTGGGTGTTGGCAGCACCATTGCCGGAACCACTGACACCACCGCGAAAGAGCGTGAACCTGTCGATCCGACGCTGATGGTCGATGTGGAATACAAATGCGAGCAGACCAACTTTGACACGGTGCTGACCTACGCGAAGCTGGACCTGTGGGCGAAGTTTCAGGATTTCCAGGTGCGTATCCGTGACGCCATCGTGAAACGTCAGGCACTGGACCGCATCATGATCGGCTTTAACGGCGTGAAGCGTGCGAAAACCTCCAACCGTAGTGAAAACCCGCTGCTGCAGGATGTGAACAAAGGCTGGCTGCAGAAAATCCGTGAGGATGCACCGGATCACGTCATGGGCAGCACCACCACGGGCGGCGAAACCACACCGGGTGCGGTGAAAGTCGGGAAAGGTGGCGAATATGCCAACCTGGACGCTGTGGTGATGGATGCGGTCAATGAGCTTATCGACGTGGTCTACCAGGACGATGACGATCTGGTGGTGATTTGCGGTCGTGAACTGCTGTCTGACAAGTATTTCCCGCTGGTCAACAAAGAGCAGGAAAACAGTGAAAAACTGGCAGCCGATATGATCATCAGTCAGAAACGCATGGGTGGCCTGCAGGCCGTGCGTGCGCCGTTCTTCCCGCCGAATGCGCTGCTGATCACCCGTCTGGATAACCTGTCCATCTACTGGCAGGAAGATACCCGCCGCCGTTCAGTTATCGACAACCCGAAACGTGACCGGATTGAAAATTTTGAATCCGTTAACGAAGCCTATGTGGTTGAGGACTACCGCTGCGCCGCACTGGTGGAAAACATCCAGATTGGTGACTTCAGCGCCGCCGCAGCAGAAACCGGAGTGTAATTCATGAGCCTGAGTCCCGCACGGCAGCATCGCCTGCGCGTTCAGGCTGAACAGGCCGCTCGCGAGGGTGGCAGTGTTCGCCACGCGTCGGGCTATGACCTGATGCTGCTGCAACTGGCGGAAGACCGCCGCCGTCTCAAGGGCGTTCAGTCCACGGTCAAAAAAGCGGAAATCAAGGTGGAACTGCTGCCGAAATACGCCGCCTGGGCAGAGGGTGTCCTGGCTGGCGGAGGCGCGCAACAGGATGACGTGCTGATGTACGTGATGCTGTGGCGCATTGATGCCGGAGATTATGCCGGGGCGCTGGAGATCGGGCGTCACGCCCTGCGTCATGGCTGGGTGATGCCGTTGGGTAACCGCAACGTGCAGACCGTGCTGGCAGAGGAAATGGCAGACGCAGCGCAGAGCGCAATGCTTGCCGCCACCGGCTTTGATGCTGATCTGTTGCTGCAGACGCTGGAGCTGACAGACGGTCTGGATATGCCGGACCAGTCACGGGCACGTCTGCATAAAGCGATTGGCGCTGTCCTGAGTGAAAGCAATCCGGCTTCCGCCCTTAATCATCTCAACCATGCGTTACAGCTCGATCCCCGCTGTGGCGTGAAAAAAGACAAACAGCAGCTGGAGCGCAGACTGCGCAATGACAGCCGCTGACAGAACGTGCCCCCGCGCACGGGCGGCACGGGGTGGCGAAAGGCACTGCCACATCAAAATCCCGTCCACCGCCCTTTATTTCAGGAGAAAGCAGCATGAAGTTTGTTGCGCCAGAACAGGCACCGGAACAGGCGGAAATCATCAGAAATACGCCGTTCTGGCCTGATGTGGACCTGTCGGAGTTTCGCTGTGTCATGCGCACTGACGGCACGGTGACGCAGCCGCGTTTAAAGCAGGTTGCGCTGTCGGCAATTTCGGAGGTCAACGCAGAGCTGTATGAGTTTCGCAGACGTCAGCAGATGCTGGGATATGCCTCGCTGGCAGAGGTTCCGGCGGAACAGCTGGACGGCAAAAGTGAGCGCATTCATCACTATTTCAACGCGGTTTACTGCTGGGCACGCGCCATGCTCAACGAGCGTTATCAGGACTATGACGCCACGGCATCCGGTGTGAAGCGGGGCGAGGAACTGGCGGAAGCAAGCGGTGATTTGTGGCGTGACGCCCGCTGGGCCATCAGCCGGGTGCAGGATGCGCCGCACTGCACAGTGGAGCTTATCTGATGAAAGTGCGTGCGCATCAGTATGACACGGTGGACGCGCTTTGCTGGCGTCATTACGGGCGCACGCAGGGTGTCACGGAGCAGGTACTGAAGGCAAATCCGGGGCTTGCCGAATACGGCCCCTTTTTACCTCACGGGCTGCAGGTGGAGCTGCCGGACATTCCGACCACCACCACCGTGCAGACCGTCCAGCTATGGGACTGAATTATGACGCTTGAGCGAATCAGCGCCTTTATCACGTACTGCATCGCCGTTGTGCTGGCCTGGCTGGGCGATTTGTCCATCAAGGATGCCTCAACGCTGGGCGGCCTGATGATTGGTGTACTGATGCTGGCTATCAACTGGTACTACAAACACAAAGCCTACCAGCTTCTGCGCGACGGGCAGATCTCGCGGGAGGATTATGAATCCATCAATCGTTAAACGCTGCCTTGTCGGGGCCGTGCTGGCTATTGCTGCCACGCTGCCGGGTTTTCAGCAGCTTCACACCTCCGTGGAGGGACTGAAACTGATTGCCGATTACGAAGGCTGTCGTCTGCAGCCGTATCAGTGCAGCGCGGGTGTCTGGACTGACGGCATTGGTAATACGTCGGGCGTCATTCCCGGCAAAACCATTACGGAACGACAGGCAGCAGAAGGGCTTATCTCCAACGTGCTGCGTGTGGAGCGGTCACTGGAAAGGTGTGTGAAGCAACAGCCACCGCAGAAAGTGTATGACGCGGTGGTGTCATTTGCCTTCAACGTGGGGACAGGCAATGCCTGCAGCTCCACGCTGGTGAAATTGCTCAATCAGCGGCGCTGGGCGGATGCGTGCCGACAGTTGCCGCGCTGGGTGTATGTAAAAGGTGTGTTTAATCAGGGGCTGGATAACCGCCGAGCGCGGGAGATGGCCTGGTGCCTTAAAGGAGCTGGACTATGACACGTGCGCTGGCGGTAGTGGCGGCGCTGGCACTCGTTGCGCTGGGCTGGCAGTCGTGGCGGCTTAACAGCGCCAGCCATACCATCGAAACGCAGCGCGCGGCGCTGAAAAGTAAAGCGCAGGAACTGACGAAGAAAAACAGCCAGCTGATCAGTCTGTCCATTCTGGCTGAAACCAACAACCGGGAGCAGGCGCGGCTCTACGCCGAAGCAGAACAGACCAGTGCACTGCTGAGACAACGACAACATCGGATTGAGGAACTGAAACGTGAGAACGAGGATTTACGCCGCTGGGCTGATACTCCTTTGCCTGCTGACATTATCCGGCTGCGGGAACGTCCGGCACTCACCGGAGGTGCAGCTTACCGTCAGTGGGTGTCCGCGAGTGACGCCGTGTCGGCTGGATCAGGCAGCGCCGCGCACTAACGGTGATCTGAACGCATTGCTGGATGAAACGGAGGTCGCCTGGGCGGTCTGTGCAGACAAAGTGGACATGATTATTGCGTGTCAGGAGCGAAACAGTGAACAAACCACAATCCCTGCGCCACGCCCTCAATAAAGCAGTGCCTTATGTCCGCAATAACCCGGACAAACTGCATCTGTTTGTGGATAACGGTTCGCTGGTTGCCACGGGGGCCAGCTCCATGTCATGGGAGTACCGCTATACCCTGAACGTGGTGATTGAGGATTTCAGCGGCGACCAGAATCTGCTGATGGCCCCGGTTTTGCTGTGGCTGCGGGATAATCAGCCTGATGCCATCAATAACCCGGCGTTACGGGAAAAGTTATTCACCTTTGAGCTGGATATTCTGCGCAATGATGTCTGTGATATCAGCCTTAACCTGCAACTGACGGAGCGTGTGCTGGTCAGCACTGATGGCAGTGTGTCGAGTGTTGAAACTGTAGCGGAACCCGATGAACCTGAAGAAATGTGGACGGTGAAACGTGGCTGAATTGCAGAAGGTGGACGACTGGTTGAGTGCCTTGCTGGCGAATCTGGAGCCAGCCGCAAGAAGCCGTATGATGCGCCAGTTGGCGCAGGAACTGCGCCGGACACAGCAGCAGAACATCAGGATGCAGCGCAATCCAGATGGCAGCAGTTATGAGCCGCGCAGAGTAACAGCACGCAGCAAAAAGGGGCGCATCAAACGTCAGATGTTTACAAAGCTGCGCACCACAAAATACCTGAAAACTGCCGCCAGCGCCGACTCTGCCAGCGTGCAGTTTGAAGGTAAGGTGCAGCGCATTGCCCGTGTTCACCATTACGGCTTGCGCGATCGCGTCAGTCGCAAAGGACCTGAGGTCCGTTACGCAGAGCGTCGCCTTCTGGGTGTAAATGATGATGTTGAGGCAATGACCCGCGACATGATTCTGCAATGGCTGGCGGGGTGATCTTTGTATCAGCACTGATACAAGTTGCAGCACTGCCGCCTTTCTTCCCCTGATGGCAACCTTTCCCTATGAACGCACAATTAACCGAAATCATGCGCCTTATCACCAACCTGATCCGCACAGGTGTAGTCACCGAAGTGGACAGGGCAAACTGGCTGTGTCGGGTGAAAACTGGCGACCTCGAAACCAACTGGATTAACTGGCTGACACTGCGCGCGGGCAAATCGCGCACCTGGTGGAAACCGTCTGTGGGTGAGCAGGTTGTGCTGTTCAGCCTTGGCGGCAATCTGGAAACCGCGTTTGCCCTGCCTGCGGTCTACTCAAACCAGTTTCCGCCACCTTCAGGCTCTGAGGACGGCAACGTGACGGAATACCCGGACGGCGGCTGGTTTGAATACGAACCCGCCACCGGGCGCTGGTATGTTAGGGGCATCAAATCAATGGTCATTGAGGCCGCTGACAATATCACCCTGAAAACCAGTGAGTTTGTGCTGGAGGCTGACCGCACGCGTATTAACAGCGAAGTGGTGATCAATGGTGGCGTTACCCAGGGCGGCGGAGCGATGAGCTCTAACGGGATTGTGGTTGATGCGCATCAGCATACTGGCGTCCTGAAAGGCGGCGATACAACCGGAGGCCCGGTATGACGCTTTATAGCGGGATGAACAATACCAGCGGCAAAGTCATTACTGATATTGATCATCTGCGCCAGTCGGTGCGGGACATTCTGCTGACACCGCAGGGTAGCCGCATTGCCCGCCGGGAATATGGATCCCTCCTGTCGGTTTTAATAGATCAGCCACAAAATCCGGCATTACGCCTGCAGGTCATGTCGGCAGTGTATGTGGCGCTGAGTCGCTGGGAGCCACGGCTGACGCTGGATTCCATTACCATCAACAGCAACTTTGACGGTTCTATGGTGGTGGAGCTGACCGGGCGGCGGAATAACGGTGTGCCTGTGTCCCTTTCCGTATCAACAGGAGCAGAGAATGGCAGTGATTGACCTTTCGCAGTTGCCTGCACCGCAGATTGTGGATGTGCCGGACTTTGAGACGCTGCTTGCCGAACGCAAGGCAGAATTTGTGGCGCTTCATCCGAAAGATGAGCAGGAAGTCGTGATCCGCACGCTGGAACTGGAATCTGAACCCGTCACTAAATTGTTGCAGGAGAACGCTTACCGTGAGTTGCTTCTGCGCCAGCGCATTAACGAAGCCGCGCAGGCGGTGATGGTGGCTTACGCGATGGGCGGCGATCTTGACCAGCTCGCTGCCAACTACAACGTGACACGCCTGACGGTGACGCCTGCTGATAATGATGCTGTGCCGCCCGTTGCAGCTGTGATGGAAAGCGATGAAGCGTTACGCCTGCGTGTGCCTGCAGCCTTTGAAGGGCTTTCTGTTGCGGGGCCAACTGCAGCTTATGAATTTCATGCCCGAAGCGCCGACGGTCGGGTGGCGGATGCCAGTGCAACCAGCCCGGCACCTGCAGAGGTGGTGCTGACTGTCCTTAGCCGCGAAGGCGATGGAACTGCAGAAAAAGACCTGCTGGACGTGGTGGAAAAAGCTCTGAACAGTGAGAACGTCCGCCCGGTGGCTGACCGTCTTACGGTTCGCAGCGCAGAAATCATCCCGTATCGCGTGGAAGCCACCATTTTTCTCTATCCGGGACCGGAAGCAGAGCCGGTAATGGCAGCGGCAAAAGCCAGTCTGCAGAAGTACATTGCCAGCCAGACGAGGCTTGGTCGGGATATTCGCCGTAGCGCCATCTTTGCTGCTCTGCATGTTGAGGGTGTTCAACGTGTGGAACTGGCTTCTCCGCTGGCGGATGTGGTCCTGAACAAAACACAGGCGGCATCATGTACGCAGTGGAGCGTAACCAACGGAGGAACGGATGAATAGTCTGCTGCCACCGGGTTCAACTTCACTGGAGCGCCGACTGGCGCAAACCTGTAGCGGGATTTCTGATCTGCAGGTGCCGCTGCGTGACTTGTGGAATCCGGCTACCTGTCCGGTCAGCTTCCTGCCTTATCTCGCCTGGGCGTTCTCTGTGGATCGCTGGGACGAGGGCTGGACAGAAAGCGTCAAACGCCAGGTAGTGAAGGATGCTTTTTATATTCATCAGCATAAAGGAACTACCAGTGCCGTGCGGCGGGTGGTGGAACCGTTCGGATTCCTGATCCGCATTATTGAGTGGTGGCAGACCGGAGAAACACCGGGCACGTTTCGCCTGGATATCGGCGTGCAGGACCAGGGCATCACTGAAGATACCTATCTGGAACTTGAGCGGCTGATAAGCGATGCCAAACCATGTAGCCGTCACATGATCGGCATGTCCATCAATCTGCAGACCAGCGGTCCGCATTGGGTGGGGGCCGCCAGCTATCTTGGCGAAGAAATCACGATCTATCCGTATATCAACGAAACAATTATTTCTGGCGGCACCGCGCATGAAGGCGGGGCGGTCCATGTTATTGACACAATGAGAGTGAATCCATGAGCACAAAATTTTATACCCTGCTGACGGATATTGGCGCGGCGAAACTTGCCAGCGCCGCCGCGCTCGGTGTGCCGCTAAAAATTACCCATATGGCGGTCGGCGATGGCGGCGGAGTATTGCCAACGCCAGACTCAAAGCAGACTGCACTGGTAAATGAGAAACGCCGGGCTGCGCTGAATATGCTCTATATCGACCCGCAGAACAGCAGTCAGATTATTGCCGAACAGGTGATCCCTGAAAACGAGGGCGGTTGGTGGATACGTGAAGTGGGCTTGTTTGATGAGTCCGGGGCATTGATTGCCGTGGGCAACTGCCCGGAAAGCTATAAGCCGCAACTGGCTGAAGGTAGCGGGCGCACTCAGACCGTGCGCATGGTGCTGATTACCAGCAGCACGGACAATATCACCCTGAAAATCGACCCTGCTGTAGTGCTGGCAACCCGCAAGTATGTGGATGACAAGGCACTGGAGCTGAAGGTGTACGCGGATGATCAGATGGCAAAACATCTTGCCGCACCGGACCCGCATTCACAGTATGCACCCAAAGAAAGTCCGACGTTTACCGGGACACCCAAAGCGCCAACGCCAGCAGCAGGGAATAACACCACGCAGATTGCGACCACCGAGTTTGTTCAGGCGGCTCTGACGGCTCTTATTAATGGTGCGCCAGCCACGCTGGACACGCTGAAAGAAATAGCCGCAGCCATTAACAATGATCCGAAATTCAGTACCACCATTAACAATGCGCTGGCACTAAAAGCGCCGTTGTCGAGTCCGGCACTCACCGGAACGCCAACCGCACCTACTGCGGCACAGTCGGTCAACAATACACAAATTGCCACCACGGCATTTGTGAAATCGGCGATTGCGGCAATGGTGGGTTCTGCACCTGCGGCACTGGATACACTGAACGAACTGGCGGCGGCGCTGGGGAATGACCCGAACTTTGCCACGACAATGCTTAATGCACTGGCAGGTAAACAACCGCTGGACAATACGCTGACTAATTTGAGTGGAAAGGATGTAACTGGTCTTCTCACATACCTTGGTTTGGGAGAAGCGGCAAAGAGGAATGTGGGGACAGGAGAAAATCAGGTACCGGATATGAACAGCTTTGGTAACTCATTGACCGCCAATGGATACCAGAAATTACCTGGGGGGATGATTATTCAATGGGGGAGTTTTTCTGTCTCACCAACCGGAGGAAGTGTTGGAACAGTTGATATAACATTACCTGTAGCTTTCCCTGCTGCTTGTCGTTCGGTAAACGCTCTTATTTCAACTAATGATCCTTCTGCCCGTTCTGTGGGCTTTGATATTGGAAGTACCAACAGAACTAAAATCAGATTTACTTACACTTCTGCTACAACAAATTCAATTTACTGGATGGCTGTGGGGTATTAACTATGGAAAAGACATATTATTTTAATCCCTCTGATTCGGGATTTTATATTTCACCAGATAGCCAAACCATTCCTGAGAACGCTACGAAAATAAACTTTACTATTTATTCTGAGTTCGCAGGAGTTGCATGGCCTGATGGTAAAATACTTGGTTCAGATAAAAATGGTTTTCCAGCATGGCAGGATGCGCCACCACTTACCAGCGAAGAATTAATCTCAATCGCTGAATCAAATAAACAGCGATTAGTTAATCAGGCCAACGAATACATGAACAGCAAACAATGGCCTGGTAAAGCGGCGATTGGTCGTCTGAAAGGTGAGGAACTGGCGCAATATAATTTGTGGCTGGATTACCTGGACGCACTGGAAATGGTCGATACTTCCAGTGCGCCAGATATTGAATGGCCTACGCCTCCGGCAGTACAGGCCAGATGACATCCGGCGCGGTGCTGATATCTGTTGCCGTCACCGCGTCAATGTAATCCAGCACCGTGTTAAGTCGGCTGGTTTCTGCCTGCGTCAGATTCCGTCCGGCCTGTAATTTTAGTTGAATCAGATTGATGGAAGCCATTGCAGTATCAATCAGCGACTGGCGTTGTGCTTCTGCTGCATCGACTGCGGCGCTATGTTGTGCCTCGGTATCCGTCACCCATTTCTCACCATCCCATTTATCGTATGGTGTTAACGGGACGATAGTGGTTGTATTATCAGGGTAATCACCCGGAGCTGTGATTTCTTTTGATTCTCCTGTTTCGGTGCTAAAGACGATTTCACCGCGATGGTCTGGCACATATTCCCATGAGTTAAAATCTGCAGAACGGCAGATTGCATAACCAGCTTTGTATGCGCCTGGAGCATCTAAACAGGAATATGCCGGAATGCCGACACCAACAGCAAGATATTCAGTTGAAGCTGAAATATACTCCCGACTCACGACATCAAAGTTATAAACAGTAATTTCTCCTGCCATAGTGGCAATTAATTCACTGTTTAATTCTGCGTTATTCATTATGCAGCCCTCACAATATAGTTAAAAGCGACATTTCGTGGGCGTGTTTCATTCGCACCTGCAGGTTTAGTCGTTGCCGCAACAACACCACCCTCTGTAATAGCCGGGTTGGGAATTGGGTAATTATCGAAGTCAATGGCTGGAGACAGGGGCGTGATTTGTTTTAAAATCGTGGTGCCTGTAAAACTTCCCAGAGTCTGGTCGTTAGTTCGTGAAGTCCAGATTCCCCAATAGTGGTTATGACTGACAATCGCACCGTCCTGAAGCGTTAATAATCCCCTTCCGTTATCCACTCCACGTCCGTCATCCCAGCCACGAATAAACTCACCGCGTAAATCAGGTAATTTATTTGTCGGATAAGCCTTTGCCAGTTCCGGGTATTCTTCAGCAGAAAAAGCTGCTCCGTTGCATTTCAGCCAGCCTGTTGGCGGAGTGGCTGAAGGCCACGGAACAGGCACACCAACAGGTAATGCTGAGCCTTCTCCCAAACCAAGGTTTTCGAGAGCTGTTTTCACCGTGCCATCCGATTTGATATCGCCAAACGGATTCTTGCGGCTTAACAGCAGCGCACGAAGCGCGGTAAGCAGCTGGTCATGCCGCCCCTTCTCCAGGCTGGCACCGGATGCCTCCACAACGCTGCAAAGCTCCTCCTGCAACATGTCAAAGTAGTCATCATCCAGATCGGTGGCAGGCGTGCCGGTCTGGGGGTTACCACGGGTAAAACCGTTCTTACCCGCGCCGAACTTATCCTTCTGCGCGGTTTTCGTGTCTATACGATGCATGGATTACTCCGGATATTTAAAAATCACATAGGTATGCGACGGGCAGAGTTTGTTAAGAACACACTCGACAACGGTGTCCCCCCAGAAGCGCAGCGCGGAATCACAGGGATCGCCACATGTCATCCAGGTGGTGTTGGTGGCGGCTGGCATGTTGACCTGCCAGTAATACCGCCATTCCGGCGCATTCACCGCGTCAGTACAGGCAGATGAGCAGGTGAACGTGCTTTTGTCGTATCGCGTGATGGTGGCGTCTGGTCTGCCCAGGGCAGCAAGCTGTGCAAGGTAAAAATCCTCATTGATGCCGCCCGCCAGGTTAACCTTCGCATCCAGCCGTTGCTGACGCTGGCGAAGGGTCTGCGTCCCTGCCGGAATACATTCATCCGGCAGGCCGCACAGACGCTCCCAGCGGTTTATCAGTTCGGTGGTGGTGCGCGGATCCAGCTCCTGCATCAGGGCATCCGCACGCTGATGAACACGGGTTAATGACGGTGCTGCACCGGCAATCGCCGGATCGCTGGCTGACCACGCCGGACCGGGCGGCAACAGTGCTGACAACAGACGGATGTAATCATCGTTTGTCACGTCCATGAAATCGCCCCCAGAACCGCCAGTTCATTTTTCGCAATGGTGATATTGTCCGCCGGTGCAAGCAACTGATGGCTGTATTCCCCGTTCGCACCGGAAATCGCTTCACTGATACGTGACACCTTCAGTTCTCCCTGCGGATAACCATCACGCAGCAGGAACGAACGCAACTCCGCGGTGATGGCAGCCCGTATTTCCGGTGTGTCCGGCGTCACACGGATATGAAAATCCACCGTATGTGCCACCGGCCTGAACACATACAAATCAGAGCCTGCCACCGGGGCCAGTGGCCCGATATGTTGTCTTGCCGCCGTTTCCGTTGATTCTTCCGGAATGGGATTAATCAGGTCACTGCTGGCAATCATCACACCGACAGTCCCCGTTCCCATCCAGTGTCGGTATGTCCATGCGCGGGTAATGCCAGGCACTTCTTTAGCCCAGACGACATAGTCCCCGTCAGCCCCGCCCTGCGGCGTCCAGTAATACCGCTCAATGACGCGGGCGCGCCACGTTTCCAGCTCTTCAGTATCAAATCCGCCTGTCAGGGTGTCAGCCACACCGGAAGACGGCAGACCATTCACCGGCGTGACCAGGATTAATGCCGTACCGTCGTCAGCGTTACCGACCGCACCTGCACTTGAGCAGGCGATCGGCACGCGCAGGACACCACCGGAGCTGATTGCATCGTCAGTTGTCGTGTACTGCACCAGGTCATCGCGCTGAATAACACTCCCGGCAGTCACCTTCAGGCCATCGCTGACACCTTCCCAGCGCATATACCCGCTGGCAACCGTGGCCCCCTTGCGCGGACACCGTTTCATCGCAGCATGTCGCGCCAGCCAGGACTCATCGCACAGGTCAGGCAGCATATTCATTGCCAGATAATCGATGTAACCGTAGACCATATGCAGCGCCGCCGCATACACCTTTGCCCGCACGTCTTCATCCATGCGCCGGAGCGTGTCGCTGACGTCCAGCCTGGCGAATAAATCGTTACGGAGCATACTGATATTTTCTGCCAGCGTCGGGCGCTGAAATTCACTGTCCGCCATGCGTTATCGCACTCCACAGATCATCAAAAGAAATCATTACTGGTCCATCACGACGCCAGAGGGTGATACTGTTACCCAGCTCATTAATCCCGGTGCGGCGGATATCCAGATCAATACGGGACACCACGCCGTCATCAGTCATCCATTGCAGGCATTCGCGGATATATCCCCTTACCGTCTGCACCAGCTGATTGGTCAGTTTGCTGCGCTGAAGCAACCACAGTCGGGAGCCGTAACGGTCATTCTGTACCGCAGGCCAGGTATCCCCCCACCATCCCATCGGGACGTCGGCATTGTCATCAGGCTCCGCCCGCCGCCAGGTGAACAGGGAAATCACCACGGCGCGGGTCAGCGGATCCAGCGGTGCGCTGGCGCAGGTGCGTTTACCGTTCACCGTCAGCCACAGTTCCATCATGCCTCCATCGCTTTATCAGGTTTGTCGGTGTTACTGCCCTGACCGTTCTCTCTGTGACGATGCCCGTTATAGGCAAGCCGCATCGCTGACATGGTGGTGCCGCCGGAGTCGCACAGGTCTTTCACCTGTCCTGTCACTTCCAGGTCCATTTCAAAACGTGCCTTAGGCGCATTGCGAAACGTGATCGTTTTACCTGCACCGTCCACCACGATCCCCTCCCGGGTCAGCGTCACGGACTGCCCCTGATCGTCATAGACAGCCACCTCCCCAGTCTGCAGCCCTTTCAGGCGGTAGCGACGGTCCGACACCGTAACAACCACCGCATGAGAACGGTCGCCATCCGGAAACAACACCACCGCTTCCGCACCGCTGTTTGCCCTTGCGGTAAAACCGTAGGGTTCAAGATGTTCAACCCCGGCTTTGGGTTCACCGGCAATCAGGGACACATCCACGGTCTGACATTTCGTGGCGGCACTGATGCTTTTCACCACGGCCCGCCCAATCAGGCCGAGGAGTTGTCGCTGCATGGCTTCAATCGTCCTCATCAGAACGGGTCCTCCTGTACTCTGGCTTTTTTCTTTTTCCGCGCGCCGGGGGCTTCGGGTTCAGGCAGATAAGCATCAGGCGGGCCGACACGGATTTCCGTCAGGGTGCCGTTCTGGTCCTGAGTAAACGTGACTTCCGAAACAAGCAGTTCGGTATTGTCGAAACCACAGACCGGATCAAAGACAATCACCCGTTGGTTGGGCTGCCACAGCGTACCGTTACCCTGTCGCCAGCCCTGCACCACATAGGTGGTTTCATCCGTCCGCGCCGCCCGTTGTCGGGCTTCAAAGTCCGCACGGGCAATACAGCCTGCCCCCGTAGCCTGCCCTGTCTGCCTGATATACATCGGACGGTAACGGGCAATAAATGCGTCCTCTGTGCGGGCCCGCAGCGCGGTGGTGGTGGCCTCACCGAAATCATCGTCGTTTCCGGCACGCTGCCCCGCCACCTGGTAAACTGAAAACCGCTCCCGGATACTCTTCTCCGTATCACAGGAAAGGATGTTTTCCCCAAGTACCAGCGCGGTATGTGCCCGCGTTGAGCCAATACCACCAATCACCAGCCTGCCGTGCGGGTCGTCATAAGCCAGCGCCTGCTGCTGACCGAGTATTTTGTTGATCACCTCGATCACCGTTTCACCGTGATCAGGCTGGACATCCGGAATAACACCCGACGGCGCATCGCTGTTCACCACCTCAATGCCGAAAGGCGCAGCAAGCGCCTGCGCAATCTGTACCAGCGATCGTCCGTTAAACTGTGTCGGTTCGGCTGCACAGTCAATCAGGTCAGCAGTCAGACTACGTCCGGCAATACCGGTGATGACCGAACGGGCATCGTAACGAACGGGGGTCGCCTCCACCCAGCCGGTGATCACCAGCTCATCACCAATCAGCACTTCCACTTTTGAACCGTTTTTAATGCGCGGCTGAAGCGTGGTGATACCCTCATCTCCCGGCCATTGGCGAGTGATCTCCACACTGAAATCCCGCGCCAGCCGTTCAATACCGGCACCGATGCGCACCGATGTCCAGCCATTCCACTCCCGGCCATTTACCCGTAGCGTGACATTGTCGTTCATTGCACTGGCACCTTCAGAGGGATCACCGGCACAAAGCCGGGATGCGTAATGGCATTACGCCGGATAATGTCCGCGTCACGCGCCGCGTTATCAAACCAGGTCGCCGCCAGCACCAGCGCGGGTAAAACCTCATCCGGCGTGCGCTGAATGATCCGTGCAGACTGTTCAAGGCGCGTGTTGATATCCGCATTCAGATCTGCTTTCACCCGGCGCAGCGCCAGAAACAGCGCATCACTGGTTGTACGGGACAACTCCTTATCAATTGCCGTATTCAGTGTGTCGCGAATGTCGGTCAGTTCTTCCCACGTTGGCAGGTCAACCGTGTTTTTCACCGCCGGTGCATTGTTCAGTGCCGGATGCGTGACAGAAGGCCAGCCGGTGCTCTGCGCGGGTGTTGTTGACTGCCCTACTGTGGCATTCTGCATCACCGCGGAAGTTGTGGACGCAGGCAATCGTGTGACGGCATACGCCGCTTCGCTGATTGCGGTCGTACGAAGGGTGCTGGCAACCACGTTACGCTGCTGCGTCGCCGTGGCGGTAGTTTTACTGTCCGTTTTCCAGACGCCGCGCGGTTGCAGATCGCTGCCGAGGCTGACACCGGAAAGCGTTTTGATCATGGTGACCAGGTCGCTGGCGTTACCATAAAGGCGTTTCCCGGTACGCCACATTTTCTGCACCTGCTCAACGAAATTTTTGCCTGACGATGGTGGCGGCAGAAGTACCGAGATATCCCCCTGCAACAGCCTGGCGGCATCCGATACGGCAGAATCCACCACTTTCATCGCATCAGAAACATACCCAAGCATTGTGCTGGCATTACCGACGACGTCGTTCTGCACAAAATCTGCCACGCCATCGATACTGAAACCACTGAAGCTGTCACTGATGCAGTCATCCAGTGCAGAACAGGATGACATCAGCGTCTGCGCCGTCGCCGCACCTGAAGTGGGGTAAGAGAGTTCTCCCGCTTCGACAAACTTCAGGTCAAAGCGGACAATACGCCCTTCACTCTTCGATGTGCTGACCCGAACTTCCCCGTCAACACAAACTTTCAGCTCACCGTAAGTCGGATGGACAAGCGTGCCGGGACCGGGTTTATTCAGCGCGTCAATCAGGCGATCGCGCTGGTCAAAGCAGTCATCTCCCACCACATAAGCTGTGATGGACGGGCGGAAAGTGATTTTCCCCAGGTCTTCGGTATAGGGTTTGTCGCGGTTCGGGTATTCGTGCGTTTCCACACGACGACCGGTTCCCGCACTTTCTTCTTCAACCTTAAACGGCACACCGCGAAATGACGCGTCCTGAAGTCTGTCTTTCCACGTCATATAAACTCCGTACATAAAAAATCCCACCGGAGTGGGACTCATTAACAGATTAATTTTTCATTACCTGCCAAAGCGCGTATAGCCAACATCATGGCTGACATCAAAACCGCTGGATCGCGTTTCCATAACCCGCATACCCGGAGGCGAATTCACAAAAGAGACCTTGATCTCACCATCAACTTTTGGCGCAGAAGCTTTGTTAATCATGAAGGGATTCGGGCCTGTGGCACCGGAGGCGTTGTTTGACTGAGCCGGATCTACCGCCTGATAAGGTGTGTATCCCCGTGCCGGTATTCCCGTCCCATAAGCATCATAAGCACCCGCGCCCCACTGCGCAGAGTTAATGGCATCAACCGTGTCACCGGAACTGTCGGTAAACCACTCAATAATTGGCTTCAGTTTGTCCCACATATCCTGAAACCACTTAACAACCGGTCCCCAGTTATTGATTACTATCCCCAGCGGCGACCAGGCAAAAACCTTCTTCAGAAGTTCCCAGCCAGCCTCAAAATAAGGACCAATGGTTTCCCAGAGCTTCTTGAAATAAGGTCCGACAACATCCCAGTTAGTGATAATTAATCCCGCAGCCAGGGCTATCGCCGTCGCAATCATTCCAATCGGCGTCATCGACATGATCCTGCTGACAATACTGATGGCACCGCCAACGCCCATCAATCCCAGTTTCAGAATCGCAAGACCGGCAGCAAGCCCGACGACGCCGCGAATAACCCGGGGATTTTCATCCGCAAACTTCGTGAATTTTTCCCCTAACTCCCCCAGCCATTGCGTGATATTTTTGGCGTCACCAGAAAATGCGCCGCCAATAGCCGCAAGGCCGTTAGTTGCGGTCCCCGTCATTGCCTCCCACAGGTTGGACAGCGTACCAAGCTGGGCCTGAACACGTTTATTCAGGCTGGCCTGTTTATTCATCTTCTGCTGGATCTGATCGTAGCCATCCTTTCCTTTATCAATTAGTGCATTGACCACCTGAAGGGTTTCGGCATCATCACCAAATATTGCCTTAAGTACACCTGTTCGCTTAACGTCGGTCAGTTTTCGCAGCTTTGCCAGTTGCCTGAACATGTTATCAAGACCGCCAAAACTTCCTTTGCCGTCAGTAAAATCGAGCTGTACCCCGAGTTTCTGGCGGGCCATGATTTTATTGACGTCCCTGATTTTCTTAACGCTTAATCCGGACTGGATAACTTTTCGCAGGGCGTTACCTGCCGACTCCCCGTTCATCCCCATCTGATCCATCATGACGCTGATGGGGGCAAGGCTCTGTGCAGCCTGAAGACCGTCCTTGTTCACCATCTTCAGAACAGAGCTGGTTTTAGTGAAGAAGGACAACATGTTGGTATCGTCAACACCCAGATAAAACGCCTTCTGGATAGTGTCGAACAGCCCCATCATGTCTTCTGACGCCGTTCCGGTAGCATCCTGCATCTTTGCAGCAAACTCAGCAGCCGCTTCCGGTGTTTTTTTCAGTTGTACCGCAAGATAAGCTGTCGCTTTACCCACACCGCCAAGAATGTTTTCTGCCGGGATCCCCTGACGCACCAGCATCTGCATCATGTTCTGGAAATCAGCCGTTGTACCGGGTAGCTGGTTACCCAGGCCAATAGCCAGTTTATTGATGTCCTGAAAGCTCTTTCCGACCTCGCCGTTCGCATCCATCATGGCGACTTTCAGCCCGGTGGCGGCGTTTTCCTGATCGGCATAAGATTTCAGGGAAAGCGTCAGACCCGCTGCCAGTCCGCCACCAAGCGCCAGCCCACCCTGTGACGCTTCTTCCGCCTGGCGTTTAAATCCCCGGATTTTCTTTTGCATTTTCGACAGCGCGGGAGAAAGCCTGTCGACACCGGTGATCAACGCCTTAAGCTCAAATTCCGCCATGTGTGCGTTTCTCCTGCTCTATCCTGTTTGCCTGACTGACCAGCAAGGGAATTTCACTGATCGGCATATTCAGCAATTCGAAAGGATTAATGCGCCAGTAGCTGGCGCAGTCAAAGAAGCGATCAGTGAGGTATTCAGCCGTCAGGCCTGGAGGAAAAAACCAGCCACAAGCCACGCCGCTGCATTCAGGTCTGCCGGAGACATCTGGTCGACAGAGCTTTGCGGCACTTTCGCCAGCCGCACAATGTATTTCGACACCACATGCGCCAGAAGTCTGACTGACTCATCCTGATTCATCTGGTAGGGATACCCCAGCTCGCGGACATCCTTCCCGGTGGGTTCATCAAACTCCAGTACGGAGAGTGTCTCGCCATGAGCAGTAATCGGTTTCTTTAACTCAAGCTCTTTCATTACTGGTAATCCCCTTCTTCACCGTGGAACTCAAGATCAACCGTGCCTTCTTCGGCATTATGGTTCGCTTCGCCGTGCAGCCAGGCAGACGACAGTACATAGACCTGACCGTTCGCCAGCTCGGCAGTGATGGTCATCTCATCAGACGAGGTGATTTTGCTTACCGGAAAATTCTTCGGCACCTTGAAGGTCCCTTTGACATAAGGCGCACGGTGAGTTTCCTTGCGGTCCACTGAACCGTCCAGGCCGATGATGTCATCGTTAACCGTTTTGTTCATGGGCACCTCAATGCCGCCGGTCAGCGATAGCTGCTGACCGTCAATTTTGAAATAACAGGTTCCCCCGATACGGGCCATTATGCAGACTCCTCTGAATACTGAAGACGGAACTGATTAACCACGGCAAAGACACGCAGCTGGTTAACATAGTCAGGCGGGAACAGCGTGTTCAGGCGGTTCGGATCGCTGGCATCACGCTCCACAACCAGGTACTGCTTAAACAGTTCGTAGTTTTCCACGATCCCCGCACGCTCAAGCTGACGGTAGGTTGCCAGCAGTTCCCCTTTGATCACCGCCGGGGTGACAATCGCCTGACCGGGACCAAAGCGGGTACCGTCACTGGCAAGCTTGTGACGCCCGTACTTACTGGTAATGACGGATTTCAGTTTGCGCAGTACATACGCGCTGGTATGCAGCGTCTCACTGTCGAGGTAACTGTTATCCGCAACCCCGTAAGCGTTTTTCCTGTACGTGGTGACATCACGCTGAATGCGTAGTACCCCGCTTTCGACATACGCCGTTGCCACGCCATGAGACAGCAGGGTCTGTTGTTCGGTCATCGTGAACCGTTTCCCCTTCGGCGCAGGCAGCATACCCACCAGCTCACCGGTCTGCGTGGGACGTGCCGGATCGTTGCGGATAAACACCGCTGCGCGGGCGGTACGGCTTGCCGCCAGCTCGTCGGCAGGCGTCTGGGTCTCTTTTTCGTACCCCGCCAGGGTAATGTGCTGCTGGTTAAACTGGTCACCTGCGGTCACCAGTTCTGACAGCGTGCCGATCTTTGCCGTATACACATGACCATACAGCTGACGCGCATAGCTCCAGCGACCGCTGGTATCGTTCATCTCGGTCACCAGCGTGTTAACGGAGGCCGTGTCGTTGAACGGCAGGCCGATATAATCAAACGGCTCATCCGCCATTGCAGCCACCGCGCCGGTGAGAACCGGAGCACCCGTTCCGGCGGTACCCGTCGCCACGGCAATCTGTACGCCCGCTGGCAGCACTTCGCCCCCACCAAAGCCGTAGTAATTGAGGCTGACAGGAATTTCATTCCCACAAAGCCCCTTATGACGCGCGGTCAGTGTGACCACGCCTGCCGAAGATGAAGCCATAAACGGCAGGGTCGGAACGGCATTGATGGCATCCTGGATACTGCTGGCAATCATCGTGACGTTATCGCCGTTAGTCACCGGTGCCTGCACGCGGGTACGTCCTACATACACATTCACCGTGCCGGTTTCGGTTGCCGCCCCGGTCACCGTCAGCGTAACTGTTGCCGCCGCACCTGTGGATTCAGGAACGGCAATCACATACAGCTCGCCAAACGGGTCAGTCTGGCGATAAGCCTCGACCATACGCGCCAGCTGACTTCCCGCACCACAAATCTGGCGTGCATAGTCTGCCGACGACATCAGTACCAGACTGTTGGCAACAATCTCTGCACCGTTATTGGCATGACCAATCAGCAGCGATGCTCCGCTGTCCTGTGCAGTATTCGCCGCCTGGTTATCCATTTCCGCATAAAACAACGGAACCAGCGTATTCGACGGAATGGTGTTAAAGCTTATCGTCATCGGTGTTCACCTTTTTATTCACGCGCCGGATATCACCCGCTGCTTCACGGCGCAGCCAGTAGTTGTTCTCGTCAACATTTCGCCCTTCGGCGGGCAAAAGGTCGCCGAGGGCAGGGTCAGGCACTGACCGCCCTTTAACAGGTTTGACAAACATGAGGATCCTCAGGAAGGAAGGGTTATTTCGGTGTGATGTTCGATATCGCCGTCAGGCCCGTTACCGGGCTCGAGATAATCAACATCAATCGCCAGCGTTTGCAGTTCATCCAGACTGTTCAGATCATCCTGCTGGCGGGTATCGTCTTCAGTCAGCTCGCTGATGACCGAAAAATCGAACTGATAAATCAGCTCATGACGATTCAGATCCAGCAGCGTGCCGCCGTCATAGGTAATCGGGTTACCGCACGCCTCCGGGTTCCAGCCCAGCAGAGCCTTAAAGAGCATCTGCCGGACATCGTCCACCACATCATACGAGGCAAACTGACCGCGCTCATCACGCCCGTTACTCAGTATGACAACCACGGAGAAACCCTCTTTCAGCTCCTGCCAGTAGTCGGTCTGGCTTTTGTTTTCTCCCGGAGAATCATCACCCGGTACAACATATGCCGCCGGGAGTTTCAGCTTTCCGACCTCCGGCAGATTTTTGAACTGGGCCGCGCCTGCAACCCGGTTTTCAAAATACGGACAACGGGCACGCAGTGCAGCAATAACAGGAGTCAGTTTCATCTGTGTCATCGCTCCGGCTTCAGTGATTTACGCAATTCCCGCGCCAGAAAATAGCGTGTCCAGCTGCGGTTCTTTTCAAGCGTTTCCACCATGAAGTTATTACGTGGAGCCAGTCGCCAGCCGCTGCCACCGGATGCACCACGATGATGACTGCGACGACGCTTTGCCCCTCGCCTCACGCCATAGAACAAAAAAGCCGGATAAAAATCACCGGTGATACGGCGGTTTCCCTCTCCATTACGCTGGTTAGGGGCTATACGTGCCATAAAACCAGGGCGATGTTTACTGGCTCTGGGTACCATGTAACCAATCGAACGAGCCAGGCGTCCGGTCTGATAACCGGGGTTTTCACCCGGTGCCGACCGCGCACGGCGCATCACCAGCCGACGGGCATCACGCATATGACGCTGACCAATCGTGACAAACGCCCGCCGGACACGGGCGCGGTTAAAGCGCATCTCCGCGGGCTGCTGAAAATCAACGTGCAAAAAGGAAGTCGTCATTGTTGCCTCCGTGACTCTGCCTACATTCGCCCAGCTCCGTACACTCCAGCAGCAGAAAGCGCCGCGCCCCGTTCAGATCGCGCTGACGTTTCACCCGGTACACACTGTCACCGCAGACCACCTCATAATCAGCGGTGATCCCCCGGCGGTAACGAATAGTGATGTAATGGGTGATGGCGTCCCCGGTCTGCGCGGTTTCCTGCCAGGTGGTGGCACTGGTCTGGATAACCTTCGCCCATGTCCGGAACGTAACCGGGTATTGAGGCTCCACGCCAAAGTTATCCGCGGGCATATCCACCCGCAGGCGGATCAGGACGCGTTTATTCAGTTCACCGGGGTCCGGCAGAATGTAGGTTGCGCTGGTCTGCGCCTGACGAATTTTCATTGCGGAAAGTACCTGTACGGGCCGACAAGCCAGCCAAAACTCTGCGGCATGTCGAGTTTCTCCACTTCCGTAACCGACGAGCGGTTTTCGTAAAAATGGCTGATAAGCATCAGCATCCCCAGACGAATATCATCCGGCAGGTGCAGCCCGTCCGGATCGCTGTCCGGAATGGTTTCATCCGGTGCATAGAGCTTCCGGTTCAGATACGTTTCCGTCCGCTTTTGTGCCGCACATGCCAGCAGTTGCAGATGGCGGTCATCAGTATCGAAATCCTCATCCAGCCGGAGTTGGGCTTTAATCTCTTCCATTGTCAGAAGCATACTCAGCCCTCTTTACTGGTCGTGGCTTTTTTCTCTTTTGCCGCTTTACTGCTTTTTGCACTGATTCCGCGCTCTGCTAACCCGGCCTGAAGTGCAATCTCCTGCACCCGGGCAGGAAGCGCCCCGTCGTCATACTCACCGGCCCGAATGACCTCAACACGCATACCGTCCGGTGACCATTTCAGATCTTGTTTCAGGATCATGATTCTTCACCCGTCAGAACAGGGGGCGCGGTTCCGCGCCCCTGAGTGATTACGCCGCTGCAATCTTCAGCAGTTTGATGGCCTGCGAATCGACCAGCATCCCGCCGGTGCGCTTGGTGGTATAAAAACCGACAAACGGTTTATTGGTGTACGGATCACGCAGAATGCGGGTGCCGATACGGTCAACGATGGTGTAACCCCGTTTGAAGTTACCAAATGCAATGGCTTTCGCATCAGCGGCGATATCCGGCATCTGTTCGTTTTCAGCGATACCGTAACCCGCCAGAGAGGACGGCTGCCCCAGTTCCAGCCCCGGACGCCACAGATAGTTACCCTCGGTGTCTTTCAGCAGACGGATGGCAAACAGGCTGTTGTTGTTCATCATGAACTTCGCGCCAGTGCGGTGTGCCTTACGCAGCGTGTAAATCAGTTTGATAATGGCGTCTGCGGTCACCGCGGTCGCTTCGCCGGATACAATATGCTGAAGTTTGCCGAACGCCCGGACCTTGTCGGTTTCATCGGTGGATTCATACGCCAGGAACCCTTTCGGCTTCTTGGTGCCATCGCCTGAGGTAAAGGCAATTTCTTCCTGTTCGGCAAATTCGGTTGCCAGCTCGCTGTTGATCCAGGCCTCCACGTTGAAGAAGGCATCGTCCAGCATTTTCTGGGTAGCCTGCGGGTTGCCGTAGATTTCCCCCATGAGAGGTTCAATCAGCTCCAGTCTGGAGGTGGCAGTCTGGGATCGCGTATCCGTTTCCCCCACCCATCCGGAAGCCGTACCGCCCAGATTCACCAGTTTTTTGTAGTCGGAACCGCCAACGGTGATCACCGTGGCTTCCTGACGCATCACAACTTCATCTTTCAGCAGGTTAAGAATGTTGCGATCCAGTTCTTCCGGCACGGCGTAGCCACCGTCTTCATCGGTACCCACCTGCAATGCCTTACGCTCCAGATCGCGCAGACCGTCTTCACGGCCTTTACGCAGGAAGCCCACAAACGCCTCTTTATGCTCGGTGGCCAGTTTATTTTGCGCTCCACCTGCCGGACGTTTCAGCTCAAGCAGCTCTTTTTCAAGGTCGCTTTTGAGATTTTCCAGCTCGCTGAGTTTCCCGTTCAGGGTTTCCACCTGCCCGGCAAGCTTGCCTTTTTCCTGCTCAATCGCATCCACGCGCTTGTCGTTCTTTGCTTTGAAGTCGTCAAACTTCTGCTGCAGCTCCTGCGCGACCTGTTCGACATCTTTAATATCAACCGCCATCGTATTTCTCCTGATTAGAAGTTCAGATTTTTCAGTGCATTCAGTGCAGAGCCCACATCCTCAGCGTCGCGCAGGGACAGTGCGCCATAGCCCCCGGCCATGAATGCTTTGGCCTGGGTACGGGAGAGTCCGACATCACGCAGGACTCTTTCGATTTTTTTCTGTTCGGGGATTTCCCCGCGGGCCAGTGCGTTCTTGACGTCGCTGATCCGCGCCTCGTCGTTAGACGGGAACGTCACCAGGCTGACTTCCCAGAGGTCGATTTCTTTCAGCAGAAAGGCTTCTTTGCTCCGGTCGTATTCCCAGTCTTTCAGGACGTACCCAATAGAAAGGCCGGTTAACGAACCGGCCTTCATGTGTGCATGTGCGCGTTTTGCGAGGGGATCATCATCAATCAGCAACCGTCCCCTGACGTAAAGCCCGACATCGTCTTCCTTCATTTCGGTGTAAACACCGATGGGTTCATCCATGCGGTGCTGCCAGAGCAGCGCAGGTAACGCTTTTCTGTCACTCCACGCCCGCAGGGAAGCAGCAAATGCCCCGGACATCACCACATCATCGTGGCTGTCCTTTACACCAAAGACGGAGCCATACCCTTCAAACTCACCGGAGTCACTGACAGATTTCAGACTCAGCGGTACATCAAGACGTTGTTTCGTCTGCATTGGCGTTATCCTTCTGCTTACCGGCCTTACTGCCATCGGAGGGTTTCGTGGTCATGTTCATCGGTGTGAGATAGACATCACCACCGGGACGCGGATTCATATCTTCCAGGTCGCGGCAGTCATTGGGAGAGTAAATTCCCCAGTTGATCCCGGTGGCGTAGGCTTCAAAACGGGACTTCATATCCCCGCGCAGTAACGCCCCGGCGTTAAATTTGGCGTAATAAACGCCCTGCTTACTTTTTCGTACCAGTCCGGTGTTGATCCGCTGTTCGATGCGGGTCAGATACGGCACCAGTGAATAGTTGATAAATCCCAGCCCCAGCTCTTCGATATTGTTGAAGGTGGCGCGATCGGTGTTCTGCACCATGTGCAACGGCACCCGGAACAGACGACAGATTTCTTCAAGCTGAAACTTGCGGGTTTCCAGGAACTGGCTGTCCTCGGCGTTCAGCGCCATCGACTTCCAGTCCAGCCCCATCTCAAGGATCATCGGGCGGTGAGCATTGCCAAGCCCGGTGTGACGCTCCTCAAAATCTTTCTTCAGGCGCTCATAAGCCTGATCTGACAGCGTCTGCTCTGTACGCAACACACCCGACGTCACCGCGCCATTGCTGAACAGTCTGGCCCCGTGCTCTTCGGTCGCAGCTGCCAGCGATATTGCCTCGCGGGCATAGGCGATGGGATTCAGCCCCACCAGTCCGTCCAGCGTCAGCGTGCGCACATGCCAGATATCCTCCTGGCTCAGTACATCCGTGGAGCCATCCGGGAATGTGACCTGATAGATCGGCTCCCAGCTACTGTTAAGCTTCGGTACCACACAGCCGGGATCGACGGGCAGCAGTTCAGCCACTTCGCCAAATGCTTTCACTTTGTAGGCGTAAAAGTTTCCCCGCAGGCACAGACAGGTGACCACCAGCTCCCAGAACTCCTGCGGCGTCATATAGCCATTGGGATGCGTGGAGATCAGCTTATGCAGACGTTCGCCAGTGGCTCTCTGCTTCAGGCTGCCGTTCAGGTGATACAGGTTGCAGGGCAACATCCCGACCGACTCCGCCAGCACCCTGACACAGGAAAAAACCGCCGTCAGTCGCATGGCCCGCTGGCTGCTGATCTGCTTTCCGGTATAGGTGTCGTAGGACAACCCGATAGCATCCGCCAGCTCTGCTGGCGTGGTCACCGGTGCGTCACTTTTTCGTTGAAATAATCCCGAAAAGAACACTATTTACCTCCGCCGACAGACGACTGTGTACGGTCAAGATATCGCGCCACCAGCCACGACCAGAACAGGCACAACGCCCCGGCAACAACAAACCCCGCCGGGGGATAAATCAGCCAGGCACCATACGCCAGCAAAAGCGCCCCCAGCACGCCCACCAGAGGCGCGAGAATCAGCATGATCATAATTACCTCAGTTAAAGCGAGCGGATCCCATAGGACTCAATGTGGTCAGACAGCGTGTCTTCTTTCTCGTACAGCATGGCTCTGCCAACCGCCATAATCAGCGCAACTGCACCATCGATTTTGTTTTCCGCCTGCTCTTTGACGGGCTTCACCACATCATCGTTACCCGGAATGGTTTTGCCGACCACGTTGCCGATACACCAGGTCATGATGGGATTGCCGTCATGATGAAAGCGCCCCGATTCAATTGCCGCTTCCAGCTCTTTCATCGGGTCGGACATGTTGGTGTAGTTCTGAATGATAGTGATGGGGTTCAGGTCTTCATCAGCAAGGTCATGTGACAACCCGGTCGCCCCGAAGGGGTCGATGGGTGACTCACTGACCGGGCTGATTTTGTTCGCCGCTTTGGCCTCCTCGAGGATGTAGCGATAATCCACCTCCGCACCATTGGTAACGGTCAGAACGCCCATTTCCACCCATTTCTGAAAGCGTTCGGCTGTCCGTCGATCTTCATTTTTCTCGACGCTGTACACCGTGTCATACGGTACCCAGAAACGCGGGGCCACACTGTAGTAATGCGTTTTACCGTCAATCTCGCGGGTATAAAGTCGCGCCATGCTGTTCATATCCAGCTTACGCGCCAGGTCAAAGGCCAGAATGCACGGCTGCCCCTCGAACTGCTCAAGGGTCAGTGATTTATCCTCGCAGCTCTGCCAGCTCACCAGGTTGAAATACGCCGAACGCGCCGACACCCAGATATCTGTCTCTTATACACATCTCCGAGCCCACGAGAC